CCAGAACTAGATGATGTAAACAATAAGAAAACCCCACTGTCTATTGCAGCGAGGTTTGTTGATGTTGCAGGTTTTGTTACTGCTAGTGTGTCTAGACAGTCGGCAGCAACGAGTGCAACTACATTTGATTACGGTCCTTCTAGTTCAACTGGTACATCAGGATCAGTCGGAGTTGCTTCGTCATCAACTACATCAACTGCAACTACAAGCACAACAAGTACAACAAGTACATCTAGCAGCACATCTAGTAGCAGTTCTAGTTCTTCATCTTCAAGCAGCAGTTCTAGTTCTTCTTCTTCATCATCTTCTGGTTCTTCTAGTTCCTCAGGTTCTTCTGGTTCTTCTGGTTACGGAGGTTACTAAAAAACTAAAGGGGTCAAAATTTTGGCGGAAAATTTTTAAGCGATATTTACAAACTAAAAGTCATTTTCGGACTACAAGGATGTCACCATCATCATCCTCATCATCTTCTTCGTCTTCGATTCCTCTGAAGACTAGCAACTCAGTTCCAGTTTCAACCTCATCCATCTCTGGGTGTACACTTCTAGTTCTCCTGATCGGTTTATCCATTTGATATACCGAAGTCATTGACTTAAACATAAATGCAAAGGTTGCTCCGAACAATGCTACAAAGAAGCACAGGTATATAAAGACTGCCATATCACTCATCGTTGAAATAGTTTTTGTATTGGTACTTGTTTTAGTTTATCGAAGACGTCAACCTCTACTCTCTCAACAATCCTATCAAGAACATCTATATCTATCTCCATGAAAGGAGGAATGATACCTAATAATCTTAGTAGACCATCAACAAATAATGCAAGAGCAGTGAATCCTAGTATCATACTGATGACTGTGGCATCACGATTATGCTTACGCATAGATTCTTCATCAATCTTTCTTGCTTCATCAATAGCGTACTTGATTAGAGCATCCACCTCTTCTTTCGTGTAAGTATCTTTCATAGGAATTCGTACTACCTCCGTAAGGGGGAACTCTTTAAGTATCATTTCTACCATAGATTATCCTCCATCTATTTGACATCCAACTAGTGCACCACTTACAACACCTAATGGTATTGACCATCCCATAGCATCTCTTTCAGACATTGCTGCTGCAGCACCACCACCTAAGATTGCTCCTAAGAATGAACCCTCTTCACATGAGTTTAGATCTGGTCCAGTAGGTTCCTCGTAGTGAGGACGATCTCTTCTGTAAGGTCTTGATGCAAAGCAAGGTACTTCAACTGTATCGTAATAGCGATTGATATATCCTTCCCCATAGTGACTTCTATATGGTGGAATATACTCTTCGCGAACTACTTTCTCATAACAAGTTCTAGTAGTTGTGTGACCTACTCTATGGTAAAAATCCCCCGCCATAGCAGCAGGGGATATAAACGCGAGTAAGGTTGCTAATGCAATCTTCATTCTTCCTCGGCAAGTTTTGAAAAGTAACTAAGTGCATCTTCTTCATCTTCTACAGGTGAAGAGGCAACTGCTTTCTCTCTGAAGTTAGATACTTCAGCACCCCATGAAGGTGATTTACCTTCTGATAAATCTTCAAGAGACTCATCTACAGGAGCAGGAGTTGGAGCAGCACTGATACCAAGAACCAAATCTAAACGTGCTTTTAACTTCTCGTAAGACTTGAAGTTCTTTTGTGCTTCAAAGTCAGCAAGAGAGTATGCTTGTTTCCAGATTGATTCTAGTTTAGCATCATCTTTAAGAAGAGGTGCAGGAGCAGCGAACTCTGACTTGTCATAGTTCCAGTATCCATCTACCTTGCGTATCTTTAACTTGAAGTCAGCACCCTCCCAGAAATTGAAAGGATCTAATGCTTTCTCATCAGCAAATGCAGGTTGCATTGCTTCGACAAGTTTGTCAAAAATCTTCTTACCATACTTATAAAGGAATACTCTTCCTTCATTCTCTGGATGTGTAGGATCTGACACAACGTAGATGTTTGAGTAGTAAGAAAGTTTTCTCTTCTGTGCTCTTGCTTGAGCACGTTGGGATGAACCTTCACCACCTGCGTTCCATAGTTCTGTGTTGTACTCAGAGACAGGATCTTGTTTGCCAAGAGTAGTCAAAGAGTTTTCGATGTACCATTGTCCACCAGGTCCTTTGAATGCATGACTCCACACTTTTGCAAATGGAAGTTCTTCACCATCAGGTGCAGGTAGAAATCTGATTACTGCGTAACCATTACCAGACTTATCTAGTTCTGGTTTCCAAAGTCTTTCATCAACATTAGATGATGCAGACTGAGGTTGATTGAGTTTCTCAATCTCTTGTGTCAGTTTTGCTAAAGTGTTTCCTGTTGAGGATGCTTTCTTTAGTGAGGCAAAAGACATAAACGTATTCTCCGTATTTTTTGTATTGTTTGGATTGTTACTTTATAATCGTAACACACTATTTAGTCCTTGTCAAGTTCTTCTTTTGCTGCTTGTTCTAATGTGCTGATCATCTGATCCATACACTCATTGAGATCTTTAAAACCAAATGCCTGAGTCAATGCAGTGATTCTTTCTTTCATATCTGCTGCCTCTGGGTCTGTCTTAGATGCTAGTTGTAGTCTAAAATAAAATGTCTTCTGCTTCTCTATTAATTCTTTACACGAATCAATGTGATCAAGTTTATCCTCAAGTTTCATGTGAGGAACTGCTGATGTTAACGCGGAAATACTTTGATAAGTGTTAAAGATATCATTAAGATTTTCTTGAACTTGTTCGGATTTGAAAAAACTCATAGTTTACTGTTGATTACATCTAGTACTACACCCCTATACTTCTTACAATCTACCTGTAAGAATGGTTGATACTTTGTGATCTTCATTTTGGTATCATCCCATATCGGGTCAACTAATACCTTAGTTAGATCGTTTACATACCCAAGACATGTTTCAAATATTACCAATGTCTCTAATGATATATCATTAGCATAGAAACGTTTGAGTATGTTAGGATGTTTACCTTTACTTGCTTTAAATATTTCACCAAATGATTTGTCGTAGGGTGCTTCGACATCATCTAGTAAAGCATTCACATCCTCTTTAAATTTATAAGTCAACGACTCCTTTTTATGTTTCCATTTGGTGTAGTTATCTACACTAAATGATTTGATGTAACCTCTAGAGTCCTCTAGGAAGTTAGCAATAAAATATTCTATGATCTCATGATCTTTATACTTTATCGCTAACTTCTTAAAAAAGTAACGGTCAAGTCTTTGTTCAAATGATTTCTCATTCGCACGAACCTTACCGTTATACTTTACGAAGTCGTAGTTCTTTTTAGTGAAGTGATTTTTGAGTGCTAAGTAAGTTCTGTATACTTCAAACCCTGTCACAGTGGCAACACTCCTTTAGAAGTTGCTTTCATATAGTTGAGACGTTCTGCCTCATGCCTCAAGCGTTCCTTGAGTGGTTTAGATAATAGTTTAGGTACAGTTTCTATCTCTATCTCATTCTCTGCACAGTAAGTTACTACTGCTTCGATGTAAGATATAAGACCTCCACTAGTTTTAACTAGTCGTTCGATTTCCTGAGAAAACTTAGTCGGTGTAAGAAACTTATCATCACCTTCTTTCTTAGATTTTTTGGTGCTTTGTTTCTTAAAAGGATCCTTTCCTTTGGCGACTTGTTTATCTATCATTATGGAAAGAGACGAACTCAGAGATGTATGTTTTGAGTAGTTGTAAATAGTCATCAAGATTGTATTTCTCAAACACTTGTGTAGTTCCCTCTTCTGTGGCAATGAGTGTGACAATTTTCTTTACCTCGATTCCAGATCGTTCTAGGAACATTGCTGCGTATGCAGTTTCTTGAACGAAATAACTTTCGATCCAATCTTCCTTTTTTTCTTTGGTTGAAGTTTTAAAATCTATCACTGCTAACTCGCCATCAAATTCAGCAATGCAATCAACTCGACCTGCAAGACCGAGGTAATGAGAGTACAAGAAAGTTTCTAAACAATGGACTCGACTAATCCTGTTTATCTCTTTCTTTGCTGCTTGAAACATACGAACTGACATAGGATTATTACCCATGTACTTATCGATGTCCAAGTTTCCTCGGATATAATCCTCTGCTATACTATGAAATGTAGTTCCTCTCTGTGTTGCACGAGCAGTGATACGATTTGCCTCTTCATCACCAATTTTGGTTCTCCAGTCTTTGAAGAACTGAGCGTTCTTAAACGATGTGATTGAGGTTACACTTGGAAAGTATTTATCAGTATCAGGTACTTTATAATAACGTATTCCATTATTATTCACAGGGTTTACATCAGGTATTTTGATGTCTACATTTACAAAGTCAAACATTAGAATCCTAGGTTATATTTACTTAAGAGATAAGACTTCACAAGACCAGAGCGTACGATATCATTGATATCAAACTCGATACATGAGAACTCTTTCATCTCTTCCAAGATTCTGATGAAGTCATTTATTCCTGACTTATCATTCTCTCTTGTTAGATCAGATTGTGTGATGTCACCACAGAACATGACCTTTGAATCTTCTCCTATCCTTGTAATCATTGAATCAAGTTCATGGAAGTTTAGGTTGGAGAACTCATCTACAAGTACGATAGCATTATCTAATGTAACACCACGAATGAAACTTGTAGACCAGAAACTAATAGTTTCTTGTGCTCGAAGATTATCGTACAGCATTTCAAATGAATTATCATCTGGCATACTGAACATATATCTTACCATATTTTTGTATGGTATTTGATATAGAGCAGACTTATCTTCATGGTCACCTGGAAGGAAACCAATCTCTCTAGTAGGAACTAGAGACCTTACAATGTATATTTTATCATAAGGTGTGTTCTCGTCAAGTACTTCTTTCAAAGCAAGATACAATGTAATAAAAGTCTTACCTGTACCTGCTGCACCATGTAATAACAAGTTCTTACCTTCGCCATACTGAGCGAATGCAATCTTCTGATTATCGGTCAATGGTTTGACCTCAGTCATGTAGGAAGAATCAATAGGTTTCTTACGTTTCATTTGCTTCTTAGACATATTCTGATTAGGATACGTTTGTGGAGTACCAGTCTTCTTTCTTGCTCTTGCCATTATGTAAAACGAGATAGATTAGCAAGAGGATGTGCTGCTTGTACTTTGGACATGACTTCTTTGAAACCATCATCCATCTTAGGTTTACCGTAGGTAACACCTCCAGTTCCTGCCATCCAGTCTTTATCCCAGTCAGGATTGTCCTTTCTCCATTGATCATATTTTGCCATTGACATCATGAGTTCTTTTGTCTCACCAGTCTTTAGATTTTTAACGGGATAACTAGGCATGTGTCCACTCCATTGCTTCTGAGATAATAGGAAACTGTACCATGAAGATTGCTCTGCAATCGTTTGCAATCATCATGTGTTCCCTTTGTGTACCGTGTGCAGATCTTAAATCGATGTAATGCATCCAAGATCTTATTGAACCAGTCATATAGATTCTGGTAGGTGTTGCTAAAGGTAGAACCATTCTAGCACATTCTTTCGCAATATTCAACCCCAACATTTTTTTATATAA